ATGCTCATCCAGGTTCATGACAACTGTAGATCCACCCATGTAGGCGTCATGGTTGCACATGTAGTTAGACTGGTGCTCAACGCCCACATAGTCATGGCCCGGGTCTCCGCCACGAGTAGTGCTCATAGGACGTGACTTCTGAGCAGGGTTGTACGAGAAGTGGTACTCTGTGAAAGTACCGCCATTCTTCTGAAGCTTCATGTGGGAGACACCGACGCTGTCGGTGTGGTCCGGAGTCTGGTCCGGGTTGATACCGAACCTAGGTGTTCCTGGTGTTCCAGCCATTAGCTCATAGCTCCGATCTGAGCGACCGAACGAAACGCGTAGCTTTCGTTCATGTTTAGAATACTCCTGATCCCTGTGGGCCAGGACCCTGGAAAGGAATCGACTGGCTACCTGGATTTGGTCCGGGACCCAAACGGGTCATGTCCTTGCCAGTTGTAGCTGGCTTCTTACCCCGAGTAGGCGGGGATGTAGTTCGCTTAGGAGCTGCCCTCTTGGCAGTAGCCTTCTTGATAGCGGGAACAGCCTTCTTAACCTGTGTGATCTGCTTAGCAGACTTGACTGGCTTCTTCTTAGGAGCCGCCATTATGATACCGCCCGGAAGTCTCCCCCAACACCGGAGTTGAGGATGTTGGTCCGATCGGTGGAAGTGATCGGCTGGTTGTTTACGAACACCTGAGTAGCGGCAGCAATCTGATCAGTAGACTGATAGCGCTGTGCGCTGAAAGTGCCTGCGTTGTTGAGAACCGTGAAATAACGGTTCAGACGGTAACGAGCCATGAGGGCATTCATTCCCATGGGTGCCTCTTCAATGAAGGGACCATTGTATTGCTGTGGCTGATTGTCACTGACATTCGCTACTGTGGTCAGTAGCGAACGAGGACCGGTGAACTCGATGAGAGTTAGGTTGGAATGATAGCCAGCCGGTGTAGTTGGCCTAGACCATACAGCCATTGTGAGACCTTCACCAGCATTCAGTGTTGCCTGCTGAACTGATGTAGCAGAACCGTCACTGTTGGTCCAAGGACCAAGCGAGTTGTTGGAAGCACCACATGCTATAGTCAGGCTGGCAGCCTTCTTGGTCGGAGAAGTTGGAATAGTCAGGACGATGTCCTGAGCACTTCCGTAGGTGTTGGACTCCAGAACCGCAGTGGAGTTGGTTCCGTCGAGGACAACAGCAACAGCCAGAGCATTTGTGTTGGGGATATCCTTGTCCCCGATCCCGAGTGTGGGAGCTGGAATGAAGGTGAAGACAACGGAGTTTCCGCTGTCACTTGCGTTCCAGGTGTGAAACCACCCAGATAGGGTGGAACTGTCGGGTGCTCGAAGGCTATTGAGTTCAAACCAGGGGTTAGGATTCGCTGTGAATTCACTGGCCCATCCTGGCTGGTGGGTGATGATCTCGTTGTCAACGAAAAGGAAGACCAGCACCAAGTCTCCTACAGTGGGTGTGCCACCGAGGGCCACGGTAATAGAAGTTGCAGCAGGTGCAGAACTTGATGCAGAAAACTTGATGCTGGACATAATGACCTTACGTTGTGTGAATCGAGGATGTCGTCCTCACCTGGTACAGGGCCGCCTGACGGTAGATGCTCCAACCGGCTACACCATACCAGCCGATCGGACGTGCACGCATCAGCTTGTCAACCACGGGACCGATCACCACGTGGAACTCCTCGGAGCACGCCTCAGCAAGCGCCTGCTGCCCTGCGAACAGGGTGTAGAAGACACGAGTCGAAGCCGAACCTGTGGTATCGTTGAAGGCACGTGGAGTCTCTACGAAGTAGGCACCCTCGTACTCACCGATCTCACCGGCCCAGACAGAGCCAGGTGCAGAGTAAACGTGCGGTGCACGCCAACCAGCGATAGTTCCGGACTCGGAGCGTAGGTCATAGGAGACCTCGGGGTGGATCGCAGCCCAGTACAGCGCACCCTTACGAGGCAGAGCCTTACCGGTACGAAGCTTGGTCACAGCGGCGCGAACGTCGCGGGACTGCATGATGTCAGTCGCTGTGATAGAGCCGTTGGCTCCACCAGAGAGGATCATAGATCCACCCTGCTCACGAATGACGTTGGTTCCACCGATCAGCACGTTCAGTACCACAGCGTCAATGGAGTCAACCATGTTGAACGCAACGATGTTGGCGATAGCCGGATCGATGTCAGAGAAGCTGAACAGGTTCAGCAGGCGGGTGCGAAGCACGGCGTTACCGTACTCAGCAAGGGTCACAGAGACAGTAGTCGGGTTACCGATCGCCACGGCGTCGGGATCCACAGTCTCAGTAAGAGTGCTGGTAGCAGTCGCTAGATCGTTGTACAGACTGAAGACAACGGAAGAACCCGGCTTGTCCTGCTGTGCAGGACGCTTGTCAGCAATCTCACGGTGGAGAGGCTGAGCACGTAGCTGGAATTCAACCAGTCGGTCATATGCAGTCTGGACAAGCGCCGCCACCGCACTGGTGGAAGTATACGCATTAGCCATTTAGGCTTGTCCTTTTACATAGAGGAGATGTTCACCCCGTTGGACTGGAGAAGAGCTAGCAGCTCATTGGCTGCCCGTTCACCGTCGTAGGGTCCATCCATCTTGATCTGGTCCATTTGGGACTTAAAGTCCTGAACGACACGGGAATCGTAGGCTTCCATGTCTCGCATGGCCTCATAGCCTCGACGCTCCGCATCAGAAAGCACGGTACCCTGATCAACCGGAGTGCTTACAGGCTGCGCAGGCCCGAAAACATCCTTATTCTCCTGATACCACTTGTCCACGGACTCTTCGTCCGTACCTAGATCAGCCGGGTAGAACTTGGCCACCTTGGCATCTAGGCCACGACTGGTTAGGGCCTGAGCAATAACACTTCCACGCATCTGCTCTTGGTACTGGGTCTGCTGGTCCTGATACTGCTTGATCAGCTTTGCCTGCTCCTTGAGCTGCTTGCGCATGTTCTTCATGCCCTCAGACTCGGTAGAGTCATCCCACTCGTTAGTCATTCCTTGCTACTCCCATTTTAAGCCGCGTCACACCGGGGATGTGTGCCGGATACTTTGATTAGTGTCTCAGACTGTATACACGAGCACGCTGCTGAGTTAAGCGTATCGGTGTGGACCAACGGGGAATCGAACCCCGACCCTTCGGGTGCAAGCCGAATGTGCTTCCGTTATCACTAAAGGCCCAAGCACGGCTGACGCTTCGCCTGAGCGCCGACTTAGCCGCAGGAAACTAACCTTGCGGTACCGCTAAAACTTGTCACACCTAAGCATGATCTAATTAAACTTATCAAACTAGAATCCAGGGGCGCCAGAGGTCTGCTGCTGGAACGATGTCTTTTGGACGCCCGCCTGACCAGAGAAGGCAGCAGTTTCCTGACGACCAAGCTGCTCAGTAGCAAGCTGCGCAGCGCCGCTAGACCCAAGATACTGTGCCTCAAGGGTCTGCTGGTTGACTGGTGTCTGTGTCTTGTAAATCGAAGACAGCTGGTTGGCTGTCGGAAGAATATCAGCGATACGCTGATAGGCACTCTGTGCCTGCTGATAAGTAACACCTATCTGAGCATACTTAAGAGAGTCTGCTGCGGAGATCTGAAGGTTGTTCTGAAGCGCAGATCCGCCGATCTGTGCCTGATTCAGCTTAAGCTGAAGAGCAGGTGTGGGACTCTGGTCATTCAGGAAGTACGCTGCAAGATCGCCGGTGCCAATACCCAGCTGGTTGAAATACTGAGTAACGGTTGGAGGAGCCTGTGTAGTTGCCTGCACGGCCATGTTGACGCGGTCCTGTAGCTCTGTAGGAGAGACATCCTTGCCGATCCAGTCAGTGAAGTTCTGCTGATTATCGAAATGATCAGACAGCCCGTTCTGACGAAGGAGCTGCTTGTAGGATGCTTCCGTGGACAGATACTCAGCTGGTGTCAATACTTGTAGTCCGTTCTTGGTACGAACAGCATTACCAGCAAATCGCTGCTTGTACTCCGGTGTCTGCTGAAGCAGCACCGTGATGGTGTCGGCACCATAACCGTTCTGAAGGAAGTTCAGAATCTTGGGCGCCAGTGATCCGAGACCATACGAGTTGAACAGTGTGGAAAGAGCTGCATAGGCATCTCGTTCCTGTCCAGGCATTCCCTGAAGCTCATTCAACAGCCGCTGGTCTGGGCTTACATTACCCACCGGCTGGCCGTTATACTGCAACTGGTTTACTGGCAGCTGAAGCTTCGGGTTGGGGGTTGGTGGCGTGTTCGGTGCGCCACCAGGGCTCTTAGCAACCATCTACCCTCCTAGTAGGCGAAGCCGAAGTTGACCAGCACCTGGTGGGCGTTGGACATGAATGCATCCTGTGCGTTGTCTGTAGACAACCACCGGGGATCCTGACGAACCTGCTTCTCGAAGTCATACATTGGCATAGCCGTAGGCTGTCCATCCTGCGTATACTGTAGAGCAGACTTGATCAGAGGGGTCTGGATATTGACAGAACCTGGTCCCTGCTCAAGCAGCTGCTGTGCACGCTGCATATAAGGCGAAGCAATGTCAGACAGGTTCATACCACTGTTGATCTGGTTTGAGTAGGCAGGATACATGGAAGATGCCTGAGTACGAAGCTGAGAGGTTACTCCCTGCACCGACTGCTTACCGGCAACAATCTGTTGGATCTGATTATCCAACTGACCCTCAGGCATGAACACACCAAGGTCCATCATGCTTTGGCGAATCTGATCCTCATAGGATCCAGCCTGGCCACCGAAGTGGTTTCCTGAAGCAGGCTTCAAGAAGGCTGCCATCTTCTGATCCAGTACAGCAGTGTTCTGGTCATATCCGTTGGTGATCGCGTCTACCGCGATCTGTTGCGCCTGCTGAGGAGTAAGGGTAACACCAAGCTGCGCAGCTGTGTTGGTCATCTGTGCCTGAAGGTTGGTGATGTTCTGGTTCCAAGTAGCAGGATCAGCCTTCATGGTAGCGAATGCCTGACGGGCTGTAGAGCTTGTGGCCGCCCACCACTTAGAATTCTGGACAGCAGCGATGAACTTGTCTGTGGACCAAGTCCCGGATACCGCCTGATTGTAGACATTCTGTAGTTCGGGTACTGATGTAATCAGTGCTGCTACTGTGGGATACT